CTTCTTGAAGTCGCCTGTATAAGCTGACCCCAACCTTTCTTATTCTTTGCAATGACACAGAGATGACTCAGTTTTCTATTTTCTTCGGACTTAACCGTGCAATCTTGCTGGCTTAGGTAGAACTCACAACCGAGTATTGGCTTGATATTCTTTTGCCTCATTGCTTTAGAAAATGCGACAGCGCCAGAGATCGTCCCGTGATCCGTTAGAGCGCAAGATTCAAAACCAAGGTTCGCACACCGAGAAGCTATCTGAGAAGGCTTTGAGAGGCCGTCTAGGAGGCTGTAATGGCTATGCAGGTGTAAAGGTGTCCAATTCATTTTTTGCTATCGCTATCGTCTGCCAATCTTCCGCCGCCATCTCCATACGTGGCGATCTTGTCAATTTTGCCATATTCTTCAACTACTTTGACTACACCCTTTTCTTTAACTTCGTCTCGTATATGCTGACATATACTTTTTCCGCTATCCTCATACTCACTGCTAAACAGGCATAGCTTTTGACACTTCCAGTGAGTATGTTCATTTGATAGTAGTCTTGGTTGTTGTATACTTCTTATTTGTTCAAATTTTTTACGAAGTATCTCTTCCGCATCCTCATAGTCTTCTTCGTCAAAGACCATAGAAAATAATCCACCGTCGTTGATATAATATATACTTACTGAAAATTCTTTGTCAGGATACATATTCTTCAGAGCGTAATAATAAAGCAAAAGCTGTTTATCTTTTTGTAGCTTTTCGTAAGTCTTTTCTTCTCCGGTAGCCCAATCCAAACGTCTTCCAGTTTTATAATCAAGTATTTCAAAGAAGCCATTGCCCTGATCTAATATAAGGTCAACAGTTCCCTTAATAGATAAATAGCCTTCGATTGTTTGATCTTCAAACTCATATTTGTATTTAGCCCAAGGCTTCTTTATCTCGATGTCAAAAAAGAGTTCAGTAGCAAATACATCTTGGTTTCTAGGGTCTAGCATTCCGTCTTTAAAAGCTATCGCTTTTTCAGCCCAGCGAAGACATTGCCTTCTTTCTTTGTCACCAATCTTTACTTCTGGAAAGGCGTTAGTGTAATAGTCAAACGCTATGTTGTTGAGAAGTTCAAGATCGTCACATTCTTCTAGCGTTAGGTTCCTTCCTGTTTCTTCGTCTTCTACGATGTCAAGACCTTTGTTCATTGCAACTTTCTTGTCTCCAAGAGTCTGCATCACCTTATGGGTAATCGTACCCATTAAGGCTTTTGGATTGGTCTTATCTTTGAACGAAAGGTTATACTGCAAAAAGTATTTTTGCTGACAGAACTCTAATGTTCCAAGACTACTGCTCCTGTGGTAACAAACTATCATCTAACGGTTCCAAATCTTTTATATAGAGATTGTACATATCTGCGTGCGCTGTAAAATCATTGCTAGGGTCATGATCGCCTTTTTGTACTAGCCAAGCCTCAGCGAAATAATCTTCCGGCTCCATCTGACCTAGTATTTCAATGTTTTTAATCTTCTTGTACTGCTTCACTTTTCGACCATTAACGAAGTTGTATTCGATTAATTCAAAATGAATATTAACGAAAATGTATAGGTCTGGTCTTTGATGAACGCTAGTCTTGGCAACTGACACTTCGTAGTTGCCTCGATCATTTCCATCGCCATCAATACAAGAAACAGTTCTTCTTTTAGTTTTGATTTCTATCCTACGGCCATCTCTAGCAACAATATCGTAATCGTATTTATCCGATCCTTTGTCACAGCTAGTGATATTTGCCCCGATGTAGGACGCGACAGCTTCTTCCCCTAAGTATCCAGCGGCATTGCCACCACCTCTCAGGATTGAATTCTTTATTTTGCCTAGTTTTTTGGCTTTATTCTGGGCGCGAGTTACCATTCTGTCATCCCAGTCTATTCTTACGATTTTGTTTGTAGCCATTGCCACTCCCTTAGCACGTTCATCAATTCTATGTTAGTCTGGTCAATATCTAATTCTTCGTTGTTTATAACACGGTCAAAACCGTCATAGTCATCCAGAGCTGTCTCGCTGGGGTGACAATCTTCGTGTGGCTTCCGTGTTAACCTGATTACTTTGCCGCCAGCCTTTTGAATTTCTTCCACTTCGTTTGGAAATCTGACATCAGGTATTATTGCTAGATCAGTCCCACTGGAAAGTATCCTACGGATGCAAGAACTTGTCCAGATGTCATCTTTTATTTTTCGGCAAATATCAGTACCAAAATACTGTAAAAATTCTCTAGCGGTCATAAACCCAGACTTATCTCCTGCGTCCGGCATGTTTTCCCACTTAACATTAATGGGTGTGTTTTTGTCCTCATCAGAACCAAAGCATTGTTCATCTGACAATCCAAATAATTGTATTGAGATTGATTTCAGAGGATCAGCAAAACTGAAAGAGCGAACAAAAGGCCAAACAGTTCGACTAGCATACTCAATAAATTCTTCATCTCTACGCTCAACATCCAAGAATCCAAAGCCTTCTACTTCTTCTCCTCGTTCATTTAATTGGGTAGCATTGACTATTAAATTTCCATCTTCGTCCATTAAGAATTTTTCAACTACATCGTTGAATCGTAGTTGGTAGCCATGTAAAAATTTAGCACATGTGCTTTTGCCGCTTTGTTTATGACCAGATAGTCCAAGTATATTAGTCATTAAATGAGTCCTTCAAGATTGGGTTTTATTTGTTCATTAATTTCTTGGATTGTCATATCGCCAACATCGTTACTACTTGTTTCAATATTGATGATATTGAATATGTTACTACAGGTTGTGTTGATTTTTTCTCTAGCGATGATTCCTGCCGGATCATTATCAAGTATAACGACTAGGTTAACTATACATGCAGTTCTTAATGTGAATAACTGAGCGGCTGATAAGCTAGTTCCAAACAGCCCAACTGCATTTCTGATACCAGCTTCCCATAACCTCCATACGTCGCCTTGCCCCTCGACTAAAACTACCGTCTTTGTTCTTACTATATCTTCTTTGTTCTGATAAAACCCATAAAGATATTGACTCTTAGCAAATCCATAATTGTTTTTCCATTTTGGAACTCCTCTTTCGTCATAATCATCACCATTCCATCTTCCTAAAAAACCTACCATCAAAGGTTCATCGTCGTCATACACAGGCACAATCGAGCGTCCTTTCATGGTGCTTTTAGGATGATTAGATGTCCCTATGTCGAAATAGTCTAAGACCTTTTCTGAGTACCCTCTGTCAACAAAATATTTTGAAGGCATCTTCAAGCTCTTTCTGACCAGCTCTCTATGATTTGCTTGTTTGAGCCTTTCTTCTTTTTTTTCTTTTATCCTGTCAATCTTTTCTTGTTCGCTAAGAGCTTTGAACTTAGTTGCATTTTTTCTTAGGTAGTCTTCGTCCAAGTCTACAAGTTTCAAGCACACTTCAAAGGCTTTGTTGAACCCAACATCATGACCAGCATCATATGACAATTTCCCTCTGACCAAGCCAATCATTGAGTTTCTATAAACTTCGTGGCACTTGCGACCAGTTTCTTTGTTTCCAGTCCAGCAGGTGTAAGTGCCAAAGTAAGGACTGTCTGGATCTAGAACCACTGAACAACCTTGAGGATTATCACCTCCATGAATTGGGCAGGGCAAATGCCCAGTCTCAGAGATGAATATTCCAATAGGGTGCAACTTTTCCGGTTTAAGAGCTAATTCGTCAGACAGTCTTTTTAACTGTTCGTTAGTTCTCTTTTTTGCCATCAAAATGGTTTTCCTTCATCTTCAATTTCTTTTTCTGGCTTGAACTCTTGTTGTTCATCGCCAACTGTATTTTCAAATCCCTCTTTTTGTTTTTTAGAGGCTAGGACTAGTTCATTTTTAGTCAGCCCCTCTTCAACTCTAGAGTAGTCTCCAAAAAGATTTACATTGATATAATCAAAGTCTTCCAGTCCACCACCATACCTTGAAGCAACTGGTATTAACTTTCTATTCCCACTAGCACCTGCATCTTCAGCCATTTCATCAGATGATTTTTTCTTGAAGATCGTAATACTACTCGCAAACCATGAGAGCCTATCTGACTGACTGATAGTCTCTAGAGTTTCTTTAGTCTCGCCATCTCTATTAGTTTGAACAAAACTCAAGCAAGGGAAATTGTATTCAATCGTAAGATTAACCATGTCTTGCATTTGGTAGCCAAGAGCTTGAAACTCTTTTAGGTTGTCCATGTCTGAAGAAGTGGTGAGCTTGAAGTAATCGTATATAACTAAACAAGGATTTGTTTCACCTTGTTCGTTAAAGCCGACATCTTTGATGATCCATCTTCTTATCAAAGACTCTGTTTCTTCAAACTTTTTTCCGGCAATATTCTTAAAGTGATAAGGCATGTCCTTTATCTTGAGACCTGCTTTATCAATTCTTTCATTCATACCTTGAGACTCATTAAACTTGGAGGTTTCAATATCCTTAGTTTTAATGTTACTCAAGCTTGCAAGCATTCTTCTTTGGTGGTCTTTTTTCTGCATCTCAGTATCTAAGTACAATACTGGTATTTTTAGCACTCCAGCTACATGCAGAGCTACTGCGTCAGCAAACATACTCTTACCAACTTTTGTTCTTGCGGCTATTAAATCAACATTACCGCTGCGAAAACCACCGCCAATAGCATCATCAAATCTAGTGAAGCCACTACTAATGCCAATCATTTCAGATGGATTGTCTCTTAGATGCTGGATATGTTCCATAACATCATCACCAATTAGCTCTGGCTTTGAATCTAGTTTGTCATCGAGCTTATCGGAAATTGAAAAAGCTTCACGCTCAACAAGTCCAACTATTTCACTGACAGATTCTTTTCCCTCAATAGATTTTAGCTTTCTTTGCATTTCAACAGTGGCAGCGTATGCTTCTCTAGCGGCTTCAAACTTAAAAACTCTAGCCGCTGCCAGCTTTGTGTTCTTAAGGCTTATTTCCGTATTCCGTAGTTTGTTGTACTTTTCCTTCGGTATATACTTGCTAAACATCTCAAGAGATGGGGCATTTGTACACAGGGTTGGATAGTCAACTGACTCAGATGAATCAAATAACCTCTCCAGCGTTGTCCACAATACGATATTATCTTCTTCTGTAAAAGATGACACCTTAACAACATGTTTTATATCGTAATATACTTCTTCGCCGTGCTGAATTACTCCAGCCAAAACAGACTTTTCTGCTACTAAATCTTTTAAATTTTCCATTAACCTACACACTTCCCGCAACGATGATAGCTACCAGTTTTATATTTTGGATTTATCTCTTCCTTAGCTCCACATGCGTTGCAAACAACTTCTATCATTTTTACTGGGCTTCGTCTTGGGGTTGGTTCAACTTTTGGAGTATCAAACTCTTTTCCCTGCGACTCAGATCCATCATCCACAAATTGATTTGCGCCTACTTGTATTGATTCTTTTCTTCCAAACTTTCCATTCGGGAGTTCATCTCTTTGGACTGTGAAGTCTAACTCCGACGACCGCACCGGCACTTGTGGCCTCCGCACTTCCTCTGATTGGTCGCTGGTGCTTTCTTCTCTTGAGGTTGTTGGATCTTCTCCTCTGATTGAAGAGAGGTCTTCTCCTGTGAGGGCTTCATAGCCTTGAATAACTTTTTGAAAATCATTTTCTAAAATTCCATTTTTTATAAGTTCTAGTGGTGACATTTTATCCTCTACTATATTTCTTCCTACTCAATTCAAGCAATGTATCGGCCTGTCTTCTGACATCTCTAATGATGTCTGTGGAGGCTGTAACATTGCCTTCAACTATTCGCTTTACTCTCCAAACCTTCTGTGTAAGTTCATCTTCTCTTATTACACAGTTTACTTTGACTTCCCATTTCGTGAATTTATCAAAGTGATGAGATTTGCTTGCAACTACATGTGATATAAATTCATTACACCATTTAAGCCTAGCTAATTCTTTGTTATGCTTCTTCTGTAAGAAGTTGCAGTAATTGAATATCGCATATGCTTTTTCGCAACATTCTTCCGAAGTCAAACTCTTCAATTCAAAGGAAGATAAGTTTAATATCTTTTCTACCTCTGGGTTTGGTTCTACGGAAATAACGTCCGACATGTAATTATCAATGTTTTGAATAAACTCTTCCAGCTTATCTATTGATAATTGATTCTCTCCATTCATCTTCAGTTCCTGAATAACTTAGAACGATTAAGTCTATGTCATTGTTTTTGAGCCAATTTGATTTGTCACGATCTCTAGCTTTGGATTTTCTGAATCCTTGCTTGTTGCCATGAAAGTGAGCGACGAACTCAAAATGCTGCCTACCATGAACCTCTACGGCTAGAGAGTAGGAAGGTACAAAAAAATCCACATACAAAGTAGATTTCCTAGATGGCTTGTGAGAGCCGGGAAGTGGAACTTCCTCAAGAATTGTATCATAAGGAAACTGTTCACGGAGTAACTTTCTTGCCAAAATATGCAATTTACTTCGAGGTCTTTTTTGATCCCCCATAACAACACATTTTGTCAGGTTCCAATTTCTTTCACGGCCATCAAAACCTAACGCCTTCAAAACAACATCTCCTTCAAAGACTCTTGTAATGCAGGCCAAAGATCGTTTTGGTCTAAGAAGTCTTTTAGTCGTTGTTGTCCTTGAAACTTAACGAACTTTGCAAGCTTCTCTTCGTCTTCTGGGTCTATACCTTCTGCCTCCAAAAGTTTTTTGATGGGCTTTGTATTGTCCAGTAAAAAGTCGCAAGTATACCAAGCTCCAGCAGCAGAGATTAAATCAAAGTCATTTGCTTGGTCAAAAAGTTCTTGCTTGTAATCAATACCAATTCCATAACGAAGCCAGCCAATAGCCTCAGCGCCTACAAAGCCACCCAAAGCAGAAGTGACAACTTTCCAATGCAAAGCCTGTCCGATCTGCCTGCCGTCAGTTTTTTCTTTCCACGCTTGAATCCAAGCAATCTCTAAAATAGTGTCTGCTTGATAGCGAACCTTTACGCCTCCATCTGCAACTTTCTTCTTGCCCATTCCTCCAGTGTTAGCAATAAAGTGAGTGATCATTATCACTACAGCCCTTTGCTTAGGAACTACACTGCTCATCTTCTTACAGAAATTAGAAAGTATCTTAGGAACTCCCGGCCTATAGTCGCCTCTTACTTCTTCGTCTAAATCTTTTTGAGCTATCAAGCTAGATATTGAATCAATAATTACAACACATTTTGGATGAGCTTTGACTAATTTTTCTACAGCTCCTAAATATTGCTCAGCACTTAGAGGCTCTCCTTCAGATTGAACAACCGTAATTTTACTAGCATCTAAACCATGAACACCTTCAAAGTTTTTTGTACTCAATCTGCCTTCAACATTGACATAGAATATCGGTCTTTCACCATATTCCTTTTTTTGACAGTTCGCAGCAAATTGAAGCGCTGTTGTAGTTTTACCAGACTTTGGATCGCCAATCATTTGAACCCAAGTTCCCTCACGGAAACCCCCTCCTAGAGCATAGTCTAGTGACGGACTTACCGGAATGACTTGCATGTCGCGCAGTTCTTCAAAAACCTCAGCGCCATTAACCAAAATGTTTCCATACTTCTTGCTTATGTTTTTTAATACTGCATTATTCATCTTCTAAATTCCTTAATCTTGAAAACCTTCCTTGCTTACCAAAAGGTTTTGCTGGAGCAGACTTGGTAGAGTCTTTGTATTCTTTTTCTTTTATTTCTAGGCTATTGATATTATCTAACTTCTTCTGTTCCTGTTTTATAACAGGTTCAAGAAATGCAACGCGCAAAGAATAGACCCTTCGACATTTGTAAGTATTAAGCGCATTGATGATAGCTTTGTCGCTATACTTTTTCAGAAGTTTATAAGCCATAGTGACTTGGCTTTTAAAATAGTTTTTCCACTTTTTGGTATTCCATAAAGCGTAAGCTGGTCTTCCTACGTTCTCGACTTCAGCTTTTCTTATAGAAACCATTTCGGCTATGAATTGAGCCGCATTACATTCTTGACCCGTCGTCTGATGCTTGTAATTTTTGTCCATCTAAAACACCCTCTTTGGCAATAATAAATTCATGAGAACCTTCTAGCTCTCTATCTTCAAATCTTTCTGGAATAAGTTCAGGGAGTCTCCAAGTTCTAACCCTGAGTTTTCCATTTTCAATAATTCCAATGTTAAAAGTGTGTAAGGTGAAATCACCAAACATCACAGCGCCTACACCCTTGCAGAAAAAATAGCCATCATAGTCTGAACCAACGTCTTCTAAATGTGACCTATTTTTAACTTTAATGTTTGTTATATGAAGACTGTTTTCTTCGCAGTAAATTTTTAATCTAGCCCAAGCGCTTTCCGGTTCTACTTCTGGTCTTCCATCGTCTTGATAGACTGTATCACCATTAGAAAGCGTAGCAATCCAAATCGGATTGTTATCAGCGTATATATTTACATACGAATCATATTCCTTTGATACAAATACCGTCATTACTTTTTATCTGGGTTTATGATGTGTATTGCTTGTTGGTGTTTTTTAGAGACATTAATTCTGCCTTTTCGAGAATCATCCGCAACTTCAGATGCGGCCTGAGTCATGACAGTGACACCTCTGCCCTCTTTGTGACCAAACAAGTCGCTGATGTCTGCTTTTTCATCTTGTGCAGAGTCAACATGACCTGTGGTCTTTTCTATATGTTTTTTTACTGCGTTTGCAGTACGGTTCAAATCAGAAGCGATTTCTTCAACTGTTTTGTCCGAGTTATTGTCGATGTAGAATTTCTCTACTTTGGTTAGTTTTCCGGTTTTTTTAGACATCAATATTACTCCTCTCAGCCCATCTCAAAAAATTGTTTTTCTTTGACTGCAAATAGTTGATGTAGTGATGGAATGTTTCAGCGGTTACTTTTTTAAATTCCGTATTGATTGCATTTATTTTGTTTGCGTCTATGCCTGATGGATCAAACAAAGTCCCACGAAAGAATTTTACATAGTACGATTCTTTAGACTTTTGCGAAACAATATAAGCACACGATCTGTCTACTTCATCAACGACATGCGCGTTGCTATCGTAAAATGTGTGGCTCTTAGCGTCATTGCCAATAAATTCTGAAATGTCTTCCATTAGGAACCTTTTTTCTTTCTGACCTGAATAGTCATTAAGTTGTCATCCTCATCATAGTCCATATCAGTAACTTCGTAAACATGGACGGCTGGAGCAAAAAACAAATCACCTTCGATTTCTTTGAGAAAGCTGGAACCACCGCATTTTTTAGAGTAGCAATTAACAATTATTCTATTGAATTTGTCCGAGTCTCTAACCTTAACAACTTGCAGTAAAGGCTTGCCGCAGTCTGAACATTTAATAACATGGTCTTGCATGTCATTGACATCAATTATTTCAGGCTCTTCGCTCATTTTTTTCCGTCCTTGATATACTTAGCCTTTTGAGACTTTGACATCTTGTTTATATCATCCCTACTGGCAGACCCAGATTTTTGCCACCAATCTTTTTTGGGTTTTTGTTTGCCTTCGTTTTGATAAGCCCTTCTATCTTCTAGTTCATACCTACCCATATTCTTAGTGTTAGATTCAGCTAGCTGGCCAAGAGTTGTAGGTTCGCCTTTTACGAACGCAGCAGGAGGTTGATTAATGACTATTTTAATATCTGAACTTCCACATTCACATGGTTCGGGAGTTTGGTTGAACCCATGAAATTGTTCAAATTCACAACCGCATTTGTTGCACAGATAGTCATAAGTTGGCATTAGGAGTATTTCACCGTGTCGTCGTAAAGAGCGTCTAAGATTTTAGAAATAATCTTATTTCTAATTATATCATCTTCTGTCAATTCTGCAATACCCACACCTTCTACAAGCTCAAGCCGGTCAAGAAATTCTTCAAGACCACCTCTGTCTTTTTTAACAAGGTCTGTTTGATCAATATCACCATTTATGACAGCTTTTGAATCCCAGCCTATCCGCGTAATAAACATCTTTAACTGTTCAAACGTAGCGTTCTGAGCTTCATCTAATATCATAAAGCAATTATGAAAATTTCGCCCTCTCATATATTCAAGAGGGACAACTTCTATTTTGCCTTCTTCCCTGTAAGACTGCACCCTATTACTATTT